AGCAGGTGGCTTTGTACGTCCGCCATCTTGAGTTAGAGGTAAAACAACTGGAAAGCACCGCCATACCAGCCGAAGTCTTTAACCGTGCAGCATTGCAGCGGCGGATTAAGCACCAGCGGAGGGAGCTAAGGATGCTTAACAGAGGGATGCACAGACAGGCTCTTGAAATAAAATCATACGAACAAGTTAATAGTGATCTGCACCGAAACAAGGGTTATTTAATGGGCGAAATAGTCAAGCACCAAGAAAAGATCAGGAGCCTTGAATCAGAAATAAAAGGCATGAAAGCGATGAAATCATGAGCCTGACATGGACTTCTAACGGCAAAGTTTGGCTGGCATTGCACGGCGATCAGTGGGCCAAGATTCAGAGGGTAGTAGCCAGTCAGCACCCGTATCATGTAACTGTCGGACGTTTTGTGACAGATGACGGTGTGGCTGAGATAGACACGGCATTTTGGTCAGTTGATGGCAAGTTTTCGAGACTTAAACATGCTCAGGCATGGGCTGCGGAGAAGCTAGGGGTGAATTATGAGCCAAATTGAAATCACGCCTGCCCTGTTAAGCGATCTGCGACAAAAGGCAGAGGCATACGATTCAAAAGAGTGGGTTGTGGATGATCAGAACGTCATGGCGGGCTTTGGATACAACACAGAATTCATAGCGGAAACAATAGCTAAGCCTGACGCAGAATACATCGCCGCCGCGAATCCTGCCGTGGTGCTGGCACTGGTGGCTGAGATTGAGCGGCTAAATTTTGCCCTTGATGAGCTTCTATGCCAGTTCGATTATCAAAATAATCCCAAGTGGAGGGCAGAGATGAAAGAAGCAATGATCGAGATGGCAAAGAAAAAACAAGACATGCGGCAATCGTCTGGTAATGAAACCGATTTCGTGACCAAAAAGGAGGCCAGCAATGCCGATCAAGCCTGAAGATGTGACCGACAACCACATCAAGCAAATTAAAGATTATCTGGAAGGGCAAATCGGCTGGCCATTAATGCCAGACAATTCTCAGCTTGCGACACTTGCCAACGCCTTAATTCAGGCCGGCATTGTCAGCCCGCCGGTGTGGGTAGCACGCTCAACTGTCAGCGGTAATCTGCTCAACAAGACCTCTCGAAAATATATTGAGCCTGATGGTGATTACACCTACGAACACTGGAAAGGACAAACGGAATGAGCCAGCCTGAATTAGATAGCCCTGATCATTGTCAAATGGTTGCCAGTGAGCTTAAGCGATTGTTTGACAATAAGGCAAGCGTGAAAGTTTATAGGGAGCCGGAAAGATGTACGATCTTTGTATCTATCCACGACTTTCAAAGAGATTTGAATTGGGGTCGCAGGATTTCAGAAATCATCTTGGCTGATCACGGTACAAAAGTCGTTGCAGAGTCCATATATAGAGAGTGTGCAAAAGATTTTGATGACACAAATTCTGAAACCGCCCAGCCTGATCCTATCAACCCTGACCACTACAAGAACCATCCGTCAAAAGTAGAGTGCATCCAGATCACAGAACATTTCAATTTCTGCCGTGGCAATGCAATCAAGTACCTTTGGCGTGCTGGTGAAAAGGGCGATGTCATTGAGGATCTGCGGAAGGCTCGATGGTATGTTGACCGGGAAATTGCAAGGCTGGAATTTATCGCGAAAGACAAGTTCCGCTCAGAGGAAATTTTGATCGGTGAAGGCTTGGAAGGGATTCAAAAAGATGCCTGAAACAGCTTTGTCAATCCTCGCCGCTGTGGCCTGTTTTACGTTGTCAGGCGTGATGGCAGCATTAGTGGTGATGTATTTGCAAGCGATGAAACGAGGGCGGTGATGAATATCACGGTGTTTAACATGATCCCTTTTATAACAGGACTTATTGGCTACATTCCGTGGTTTATCGTGGCTTGTAAAAGACAAGAAGAGCTGTCTGTGAGCGAGCATCTCTATTTTATTTATGGCCCGATGAGCTTGATATTGCTAGGTGCATCAGTCGCAGACATGACAGGAAAATACATGGCTTTTCCTGTTGTCGTAGCAACCGGAATGTTACTGGGAATGATGGCCAAGATGATTACGGAGAGGAAATCTTGAAACTATCTTTCTTTGTCCCAGGCATCGCTTCACCTTCCGGCTCAAAAAAAGCATTCATGCATCCCAAAACGGGCCGAATCATTGTGATGGACACGGCAAAGCGTAAAACAAGCTGGCAGTCGATTGTATCGCTACACGCTCAGCAGGCCATGACTGACGCAGGGGCCAAGCTGACGACCGAAGCGGTGGCGATGACCATTGATTTCTACTTCCCTCGGCCCAAATGCCACTACGGAAGCGGAAAGAACGCGGCTAAGATCAAAGAGACCGCCCCGAAACATCACATCCAAAAACCTGACCTGACAAAGCTGATTCGATGCACGGAAGATGCACTGACCGGGATTGTTTATAAGGACGATTGCCAGGTGACGGAACGATTCTGTCAGAAACATTGGTGCAATGTAAGCGAGGCACCAGGTGTCGAAATCACGCTGGAAGTTGTGCTATAATGCAGTCATGCCGACCAAGAAATTCATCAACTTTCAGTACAGACACCCAGACCGACTCGTTACGCGGGTGGTGTCGGCAATTTGTAAGGACGATGGGAATTTCAGAATCTCAGAGATTTACGAAGAAGAAATCACACCCTTAAAAAGGTTCCATAAATGGGCTGAATTGCAAGAGCCAAGAGTGATTGATTTCCCAAACAAATAAAATAACGTTTTTTTGGCATTGAAACGCAAAAAAAAGTTTGTCAAGCTACTTTTATCATGGATTCATTATCTGAAATGGAAATGGCCGAATCGGACATTATCCGACGCGCCGAAGCCCAGATTAAAGCCTATCTTGGCGGCCAAAAGGTCGAAGTCATCGGCCTGATGCCGCCTGATGGGCAATGGCACGAATCAGCAGCAACGCAGCCTTGCGGCGTGTGCGACAATGGCCGAAGCCTCGAGAAGCTGAAGCCGTCGATCTGCCTAAAATGCCTGCGAGCCGATAAGAAGTTTGACAGAGTATTGAAAGCGTCGGCCAAGTGGGAACAGCGAATGCTGGCCATGCAGTCAGTGATTGCAGAGGCCAGAATCAAGCGGAATGCCACCATGCAGAGACGCAAGGGGCGATGGCGGCAGAATCATCAGGCGATTGATTCGGACGCGGCTCTAGGGCGATTACAGAAGCGAATTGGCGGGTAATGCGTTTAACACGCATTTCGGCACGCATTGATACAAGCAAATTGTGGCTAACCTCAACCCGAAATTTGATCACCTACTTCCAACGGCTTGGAAGCCCGGTCAATCTGGCAACCCAAAAGGCAGGCCCAAACGACCGGATATGAACGAGGCCCTTGATAGGGTTCTGGTTAGTTCGCCAGATTTACTCGACAAGCTGGTTGAAGTTGGATTGAAACAAGCCTTGGGTGGTGATTTTCGTTATTGGCAGGCCATTTACGACAGACTGAACGGCAAGGTTGCCGCAAGCGATCAATCAGGCGATACGTTAAACAATTACGATGATGACCCTGAGCCAGCCCCGGAACAGCTTGATTAAGGCTGGTTTATGGCAGTTTTTAGAGCGTGTCAGTCCGAATCATCAGTGGCATCCGAATCATCTTAAGCTCTGCCGCAATCGGCTTGACCGGGTAACGAACGGCGAAATTACGCGATTGATGCTTTTCCTGCCACCACGGCACGGCAAAAGCGAACAATCAACGATTCATTACCCGGGCTATCGACTACTCCGCAACCAAACCATGCGGGTAATTGTCGGAGCCTATAATCACAGCCTCGCCTGCACATTCAGCCGACAAACACGGCGGCTCGTCAGTCGGTTCGGTTTTCAGTTCGCGAACGACAGCAATAAGCAGAATCAGTGGTCGTCAGTTCACGGCGGCGGGTTGTATGCGGTGGGCGTCGGCTCAGGGGTCACAGGCTACGGTGCCGACCTTGTGGTTATCGATGACCCGGTGAAGAGCCGCCAAGAAGCTGAATCACCAACCTACCGGGCAAGAGTGCTGGACTGGTATCAGAACGATCTCTACACCCGCCTTCACCCCGGCGCGGCTATCGTGCTGATCATGACCCGTTGGCACTCGCTTGATTTAGCTGGCCAGCTACTGGAAGAAGCCAATAACGGCGGGGAAAAGTGGAATGTGGTGAGCCTGCCAGCCATTGCCGAAGAAGGCGATACGCTCGGCAGGGAGCCGGGGGCGGCACTCTGGCCAGACCGTTATAATGTCGCAGACTTTGACAGAATTAAGAAGGCTATTGGCTCTTATGCATTCTCAGCCCTCTATCAGCAGCGTCCTAGTCCTAGATCAGGTGGCTTTTTCCGTCACGATTGGTTGCCTATTGTTGACGGGGGCAATAGCTCAGGGCTGGCTTGCCGCGCTTACGATACGGCAGCAACGCCGGGAGCAGGAGACTACACCTGCGGAGTCAGAATGCTCAGAACAGGTGATCGATACAGAATCACTCACGTGGTTAGAGGTCAGTGGTCACCAGCCCAACGGCGAGCCATCCAGCGACAAACCGCCGAAATAGACGGGCTTCAGACAATCGTTCACTTGGCACAAGACCCCGGAGCGGCAGGGGTCGATCAGGTCGAACAGGACAAGATCAACCTGGCAGGCTTTGCAACTGTTTCGGCGCGTCCTACAGGCTCAAAAGAAGTACGGGCCATGCCGTTCGCGGCAGCCTGTGAAGCTGGCCTTGTAGAGCTTGAGCGCGGCGACTGGAACAGGGCTTTCATCGATGAGCTTTGCAGCTTCCCGACTGGTCAGCATGATGACCAAGTGGATGCAGCAGCCGATGCTTTCAACTACCTGAGCAGAAACGGCTCTTTTCAGTGGTTTTCATGACGCAACCCTACAGCCTGCATATCGGCGATTGTCTGGAAGTGCTCAAGACGCTGGACGCTGAATCAATTGATGCGATTGTGACAGACCCGCCTTATGGCCTGTCTTTCATGGGCAAGAAATGGGATTACGATGTCCCATCCACTGACATCTGGCAGGAGTGTTTGCGGGTGCTGAAGCCGGGCGGGCATCTCTTGGCATTTGCAGGCACACGGACGCAGCACCGAATGGCCTGTAGGATTGAAGATGCAGGCTTTGAAATCAGGGATATGATCGCATGGGTTTATGGCAGCGGCTTCCCAAAATCCCACAACTTGAAAGATGATTGGCAAGGCTGGGGCACTGCTCTCAAGCCTGCCCTTGAACCGATCACAATGGCCCGTAAACCGCTGATCGGCACGGTGGCTGAAAACGTGCTGGAGCATGGCACGGGGGCATTAAATATCGATGGATGTAGGGTTGAGGCTGGCGATGGCGTTCCACGGTTCACGCATCGGGCAGAGGCTTCGGCAAACTGTTATGGAAACGGTA